AGTGTGTAATTCGTCTGTAATACCGTTATACTGTTTGACATTTGGTGCTACTAGTTGAACAAAGTCAGTATCGCTAGATACAATGATATGTTCGTCTTGTGGGTGTAAAGCAATCCAACGAGCTATAATATCATCACCTTCTGCTGTTGCACAGCGGATAACACTACAATTCGTCTTCTCTGACAAGTATTTAGTCAAGGAATCATAGGTTTCCCAAAACATTTTATCTTCTTCTTGCTCGTGCTCTGTTAGGGCAGCACGGGCCACAGCACGGTTATTTTTGTAGGGTTTATAAGCATCTTTACGCCAACTACGCCCTTCCAAGGTAAAGACCACATGATCAGCTTCAAAACGGCGTGCCATTTTGTTAGCGGCCATTAGCGTAATGTGCAAGGCCATTCCAATCTTTTCCCATGTGTCTGCGCCACGATGGGCGCCATGTCTAGCACGGAAGAATAAATTTGCTGTGTCTACAAGTAAATATTTCATACTGTAAGTATAGCAAAATAATCTATTGTTGTCAAATGAATTTGTTCTGGATAATATAGTTTAGGATAAAACGGTTCCAGACAGCATGACCATCTCTACCAAAATGGTAAGAATCGGGCGAAACCGTTTCGATATCAGCTGCTCTAATTACGGCATCAAATGTTAGCGTAGGATCATAAGGTCCAATGTAATTAGTGCCCCAGTCCATGCGATGGGTTATCTTACTGAAATCATTGTTACCGTTGAAAAATACATGGGGAACATTTTGACCGGCTAGCTCTTCGTGAAACTCCCAAATTTGATCATGTGCTTCTTGTGTTTTTCTATCCCAATCTAAACTGGCAACATATTTTTTGTATTTTTCTTCATACTCTGACGGGACCTGGTCAATGCCACTGCCATTTACTTGATAATAAACATCATCAATTAACCACTCATCACGTTCCCAAGTTGACCATTGTATCACAACCAGTTTGTTTTGGTTTTCATTATTTTTTAACCATTCGCGAGTGGTACGTAAGATTCTACTATTACTGGCTGCACTTTCTGCTCCGCAATGAAATCCACATTTAAGAGCTGTGGCCAATTGGCGACCCCAGCTAACAGCCAGATTGTCTGGATGAGGCAGTCGCTTCAAATGTTCTAGTCTAGGATCATCTTCGGCAAAGGCATGATTATTGACAGCTTCGGCTGCCGCAGTATGACTGTCTCCGTTAACGTATAAAATCATAGTTTTGTAAATGCTTCTTCAAATGGAGTGATTGGAGTAACAAAATTATCAAAATCTGTTTGAAATATTCCAGGCTTTAGATTTTCATTTACCAATTCAGCTAAAATTTTATGGTTTAATTCTGTAAGGTGTCCTGGTCGTATATCTCTATAAGATTTATTTATATCAGACATTTCTTTGCCAGGAAAGTAATGATCGACTTCCATAGAAGCTACTCCGTATAGATTAAAAATTTTGTATAGATCATATTCTTTCTGTAAAGGAAAAGGAAAACAGGGAATTACCATAATGTTTTTCCATTTTTCACACAAGTAATTTACCATAGCTCTGCCCATAAGATTTTCATCTTGAGTGTTAAAAAGATATTTAAGATATTCTTTCATGGCAGAAACTTTGTTAGCAATATCTAAATCTGTGCCGGTATATTGTGCTGATATGTTAGTATAATGATAATTTCTATCATCTTTGTGGCTATAAAAACTAAATCGTCCAGGAATTGTTAATGCCCATATAATTAGATCGTACTGGTCACCATACTGTTCTATTAAATTGGCGCTGAACATGATGCTAGAACTGCTTTCGCCATAGACTTCAACATCGTGTCCGTATAAATCTCTTAGCAGATAGTACCACGTTTTGTAGTTTGTTGTGTCAATTAGATATTTTTTTTCAACAAAGCTATCGCCTACAATACCTATCTTCATTTTTTTCCTGATACTTTGAATGTTTCGGCCTCTGCCACTCGCTTGCGTAGGCTGCTGGAACTGAACGAATGATCTCTACTGTTAAAAATACATTCAATGCCACGTTGATAACATTCTGCTTTGCCTGTAAAGTTTGCTTCTGCGTATTCTATGCCTAAAACTCTTATATCCAAAGGAAGGATAAGCAGTAGGTCAACCAAGTCTTGTTCCGTTTGGTATACCACTACTTCATCAACATAGCGACAAGCGGCTAACTGTATCTGCCGCTCTACAATGCTTTGCACAGGTTTGTTTTTGGTATCAGGTCTGTCAATAGTAGGATCTGTTTGAAGTCCGGCGATCAAGTAATCGCAATGATTTTTTGCTTCGGCCAACATGGCAATATGTCCTGCGTGCAACATATCAAAGGTACTGAAGGTAATACCAATTTTTTTGCCTTCTTCTGTTAATCTACGAACGTGATTAAATATCATTTGTTACACCTTTATTTTTTAGCATCTTCTACTTCTTTTTCGTACCTATGTAGTAATACTTTCATTTGTAGCACACGCCGATTAAAAAATTCTTCTGTTGGAATTTTAGGATTAGCAAACATAGGAGCATACATATCTGCTGATTCCATCATATATTTGTTGCCTAGTTGCATTTGTGCCTGATCTAATATTTGCGAAATTTCTCTTCTCTTTTCTGCTGGCATTTTTACATTAGCTAACGTAGTCATGAAAATAGTTGGAACATCAAACCCTTGTTCAGCTAAGGTTTTAACTTCAGGCATAAGCGGATTTCTGTGCGGACAATTAATACCTAATACTTCTAGGTTAGGATTTTTTTGTTTAAAGTTTTTGTAATTAGAAATTCTTTCTATAACAAAATTGATTGGTTGTCCGCTGGCCATTTGTGTTAATGCTTCAATATTAGCTTTGTAAGGAATATATCTAATTTTAAATCCGTACCGCTTGCTAATAATTATAGCGGCCAGATGAGCAGAGGTTCCATATCCAACACCTCCTACTACAATTTCTTTTTGACCTTTAAGACTAGCTATACCTGTGCGTGTGTCACCTATGTTGGTAATTACAGCCCAACAAGCGTCTCCCTGAGTGGTAATAGCTACATAATCGTTTTCGTTAAGTTGCCCAGTCAATACGTTTTCAGCAAAGGCCGGTGATGTGGTTGAGATACGATTTGTTGGACTTTGGTCCATAGCTTTCATAGCTACTAGACTATTGCCGCCTGGTTTAAATTCCAGAACAAACTCATACTTGTCTTGTAAGCTATTTGCTATGTCTAGCATTTTCAAATAAGGAGTAGCATTTGATTGACTAGGGATAGAGCTAAACTCCACTGTTATTAATTCTTTGGCATTAACAATCATGCCGTAAGCACAAAGAATAACTAATAAAATCTTTTTTAACATACTAACTTACTTCGCTCATCCCATCGCCTACATCGCGGCTTTTCACAACACGATTATTCATAGCTTCATACTGTTCGTAAGTTTCTAGTACAATATTGCGGCATACAGCAGTAAACCAACGGTCAACAATGTCTGCATCTGTATCGCGTGGATCCTGCTGGTAACCGTGACGTATAAGATCGGCAACAAACTTGTCGTTCCAATCCAGTTCAAAAGAGCCTTGTCCCATGTTATCAGGATCAAGATCCATACTTAAAATGTTGACGTATGCTTCACCCGCTTCTGTAGCAATTTGTTTAGCAGATTTAGCTTGTTCGTGTGCTACAGCCGCAACTTTTTTCTTTTTAAAAATTTTATCAATAAAACTCATACTATTTCCCCCATCCGTTACCCCATAAGTCTACGTGTAAACGCGGACTATAGTTAAAGCCACGCTCGCAGCAAATATTGGCAATGTTTAATTTGTTGGCCTCATATGGTTGAACTATTCCGCCCTGCGGCATCAAATAAACAACACCGCCAAATCCTCCTGCTCGGAACGCATCAACAGCTCGAATAGCTTCATTAACATGATCTTCAGTTTCTACTACAAATTTAAGATAGGTATGCCCCAGTTCTTGATAACTGCGAACAACTTCTGGACAAATGGCATCATCCCACCGCTCGCCCGACGCTGATAGCTTGGCACTTACACTAAATGTCAAACGATCACGGTCACGTCCCATACGGGTCCATTCTTCAAACATATACTCTCTAAAGTCTTCGTGTAGTTTTTGAGTGCCGTTGGTTTCAAATGTAATATTTTTTAAATCTGCCATCTTAGGATGACTTAACAGTTCTCGATAAGCACGTTGCCAGCCTAGTAACGGTTCGCCTCCGGTAATAACTAGATGTACATCATTACCGTTATTCTGTACCCATTGCCCATTGGGAGTTAGAGCCAGCATTTTATCTACCAACTGATCAATTTCGTAAGTGGGACTCAAATGTTTAAATGATGGATGCCAACTTGCGTAACTATCGCAACCAGTTTCTACCAAAGGCAAATCTTCAAAGCGGTCATACATATGAACTACTTCTGCTACATCATCTGCGCCCGTG